GAGAACTTATCCACCATTTTGGTTGCATCGCCTACCAATTTGTCGACGATCCCCAACGCCCCACCACCCGCCAGTAGCCGAAGCGATTGCCCAAACGCTGAGCTGCGGAACCCCTTGGCGGTTTCGAAAAAGCCCTGTGTTTTCTTGTTCAGTCCGTCGATATCTTCCCCCGCTTTGCGCGCACCTTTCGTCCACGCCTCGGTTTCGAGGTTCAGAATGCCGTTGAGTGCGCCGAAGATTGCCATGGTTACCCTTCCTCGGTTTTAACGCCAGCCCGGGCCTTGTCGATGGCCTTGGCGAGATTGGCGGCGGAGTTGAAAACGTGCAATGCCTGGTCGGACAGCTTTGCCACCGGCTCCGCCTTTTCATAATTGGGCATGTAGTCGCTCATGGCTGACCTCACCCCGTGCATTGCCGCAATCGTTTGGCAGAGCCGCGCCGTCCGGGCGTCGTCCCGCGTCTCCGACCATGAATCCAGCGCATACCTCGCTTGCCACATGGTGAATTCAGGTGAGTCGATTCGCTCTTGGCACTCGGCTACAGTCATTCCGAGGTGGGCGGCGAGGGCAAACCAGAACTCAAGCTCTGGGTTTGCCCTGAGTCTTTTTTTTCGTCTTCGACCGCGTCAGCGCTCAAACGGTTGATGTCGAGTGACCGCTCGAATAGTTCATGCAGCACTTTGGCCGGAGACTCGGCGAGCAAGGCCACGTCGTCATCCGCGAAAAGGCGATTGCCGCTCTCATCGCAAATGGTCCTAACCAATAGCGGACAGTAGATGGCTTCGCAGGGGGATTCTGTGGCCTTCTCTTGTTCGGCGCGGTAGAGGCGCATCCACGCATCGCGTTCCTTGCCGGAGATCACTCGCAGGAAGGCGGGGCCGGCGGAGGTTTCCACCGGCACCACGCGCGAGTTTTTGAACGCTTCTTTGGACGTCAACGCCGTGGTGTTTTCACTGCGGACTGTTTTCTTGCCAAAAATACCCATGTGATTTTCCTCTTGTGCTCGGGGTCGGTGTTGACTTATTCCGTCGGTGCTGGCGTCTCCGTTGGCGGATTCTCCGTCGGTGCCGGCGTTTGTGGTTCCTCTTCAACCACCGGCGGCACGTCCTCGCGCTCGTAGTGGCTCTGCGAGTCGATTTCAAGCCGGATGCGGAGTTTCGTGCAGCCCTTCCCCACCGTCGCCCTGCACGCGGCGATTGCTTCGGCGGCGGCGATTTCGGGCGTGTCGGCGACGATGCGTGAACGAATCACCAGCCGGCTTTTGATGGGGTCGACGATGACGTATGGATATTTTGGCACGTGTGCCTCCTGAGTAAGGTGTATCCGAAAATCTCGATTACGAGCCGGCGGTGAACGTGTCCGCGCCGGTGGTACCGATCGTGATAGTGCTGATGATTTCTTTGTTTGCCTGGAGTTCACCAAAGGCATCGAACTCCATCACAAAACCCTGAATCATGTCGCTTGAATCGGTGGTGGCACCGTCGATGACCACGGTTTTGAAATAGAGGATCGTTTTGTTGGTCAACCACCCATTGACGAGAGCGACGGTGGCGGCAAGAAAACGGATTTTGGCGACGATCTCGCCGTAGTCGACGCGGCCGGGTTGGGCGGTTTCCGCGTTGGCCGTGGCAATCAGCTTGGTGGTTTTTATCTTCGCGGCCTTCGGCTTGTTGCCGTTGATGGATTCGATGTTGGCGAAGTTCGTGAAGGTCGTGCCGTCGGTGCTGTAGGCGAGGTACGATCCATCGCCTACGGTGGCCAATGCTTGTGCGGACATGGGTAAGCCCCTTGTTTAGGTGGAAATTTCAGTAGAAAAAACGCTGAACGTAGCCTCGTGCTCGTAGTAAATGACTTCCTGATTGCCGTTTTCGGTGAAGGATGATTCATCGGAATCCTCGAACAGCACGGAACTCACAGAAGTCGTTCCCGCGGTCCACACTTGGCGGTCGATGGCCGCCTTCACAGCCGTCAACAATGCCGCCGCTTGCGTGTAGGAATAAGCCAGGCATGTCACCACCACGCTGAAATGCTGGGTGCTACCTTTGTTGATGGCGTCGTCAACCAGACCTTTGATCGTATACGCGCACAGCGGGTAAATACCCTCGGAACTGAATCCGGGGTAAATGCGATTGCCGACGATGGCGGCGGTGGCCGCGTCGTTGGAAAGTTTGTTGTAAATGGCATCACCGAGCGCCATTGGTGCCCTCCGCTTCAATGGCGGCGGCGACTTCCTCGCGCACTTTATCCACAGTTGTGTCCTTGCCCCGCGCCCACGATTTCTCCAACCACTCCGTTCCTTCGATCTTGCGGCGTTTCGCGCTGCCCCGGCGGCCCGTGAGCCATCCCCAGTTGACGAATCCCGCGTAGAACGTCGATCCCTGAAAAAAGCCCTTCCCCAGCGTCACCATCATGCTGATCTTTGTGCGCGAGCGTTTGCCAGCGCGCACCTTGATCGCGGCTTTCGTCTGCCCTGTGACATCTGGGGCATCTTGCCTCAATTGCGCCTGCATCACCTTGGCACCAGCGCGTAACGACCGCCGCGCGATTCTCCCCCCCGCGTTCCTGCCAAGATCGTCGAGTTTGCTTCTCAATTCGGAATAGCCTTCAAGCCTGCTCATTGGCCCACAACCTCCGTCAGGTCGAGGTTCAGTTCTGCGTTCATTTCGTCGATGTTGAGCACGCTGTTGATGAGGAAATTTCGCCCCTTGTATTGCACGCGGCATTGCACATCGACATCGGGGCGATAGCGCATCTTTGCCCTGTGGGTCTGTGTGGCCGTGGTTCCCTTCCCGCGTTCCTGCTCTTGCCCACTGACGCTCTTGAGCCCCATCCATGTGGTGGCAAAAGTGGTCCAGGTGGGCGTGCGTTCGCCATTGCTCGTCGGCGTCGTAGTCTTGCGCTGCAGCGCCACCTGCCTATTCAGTTCTCCCGCCTGAATTGCCACGGTCAAAAGTCCTTTACGCGGTCGAGGAATACGAGCGCCTTTGTGCCCATCGGCACTTCCACCATGGTGCCCGGTGCCACCGATGCCCGGTTGGTGTACCAGTGGGTGGCGAGTTGCAAGATGGCGACGTTGTACGTTTGGGGGACGGCGGATCCGTCGTCGCCATAGCCGGCGGTGTAGGTGAGCTGCACCGCCTCGATGGCCACTTGAGTGTCGGGCCAGTTGGTTCCCACCACCGGCACCACCCGCGCTGGTTCCGAATCCGTGTCGACGGTGTAGAGGGAAGGGTCGAGGGTCTGCAGAGTGCCGTTCGGGTCGAGGTATTGCAGGGAGGAAACAGCCTGTGCCGGCGGGTACGGCAATCGGAACGCGGAGCGGTCGGGGTCGAACACGTTCCACCCCAGAATCGGCTGCTGGTCGACGCCGGCGACCGCCCCGACGCCGTAGCCGTAGGGTCGGCAGAATGGCGACGGGAAGCGGTCGACGCTCAAACGGTATGTGGCGGTGATGAGTTGGCGGTCCGAGGCTTGTTCTACCCATTTCCGGGCGGCGGTGATGTAGGCGGCGATCAGGGTATCTTCCGTCGTCACGTCGGGGTCAATGCGGGCCTGCAGCTTCACCAGCGACAACGCAACCGGCTCAACGGCCGGTTGCGTGATGATCTTGAGCGACTGGTGACTGCGAGGCCACATGATGACTCCGTGGGGCGGCTGGGGGCCGCGCCCGGTTTACAACTGGACGTTGCTGCCGCTGGCGAGGACGGTGGTGCCCTGGGCGGTCGGGAGCGAACGGGCGCGGTACAGGATGGCGGTGATGGAGCTGATGGCAAGATTGGCCGTCGCCCGGACAAGCTGCGGGCGCACATACCGGCTCTTGGGCTGGTACACATCGAGCACGAGTGCCGACTTATTGACGGTTGCACCGCTGCCGTTGGTGTAGGCGGCGGTGTTGGCCAAAGCCGCGCCCCACGTCGCGTTGTCCGCACTTTCCTGCGCCTGCAGGGTGCCGACGGCGGTGCTGAGAGCGCCGGTGATGTTGGCGATGAAGAGCACGCCGTCGTAGCCGGACGTGTCCACGCCGGTGCCGCTCTGCGTGTCCCCGGTGCCGGCGGCAACCGCGTCCGCGGAGACCACCACACTGATCACATCCAAAAGGGTCGTATACATGACCGTTCCTTTTCAAGGGGGTGACTGAATTTTTTTTGAGGGCCATCGGTTGGCCGGTGTTGTTCGGTGCCTTACTTGGCGGGCGGTTTCGCGGGTGCCGCGGGTGGCTTCGGAGATTCGGGGATGACGCGGACGGTGTCGGCGGGTTTATCGGCGGCAACTCCCGCACCCGCGGCAATGAATCGGGCGGCGTCTTTGTCGCTCATTTCGATAAGCTCGCCTGGCTTGATCGAAAAACGGTCGCCAGCGAAAGCGTGAATAGCCTTGACCTTCATGGGGAGTCCTCGGAAAAAGGATCAAGCGGGCCGGCTCGAAGGCGTCCCCCGAGCCGGCCCGCCGTGGTTTAGTTCTGGAGGTACTTGACGGGGTGGGTGCCGGCGTCGAGCAGGTTGCCGTCGTAACGCTGATACGCCATGAAGCCGATCTGCAGGCTGTCGGCATACCGCTCGGTGAGACGCATCATCGCCACATCTCGCACCCGGCGAATCATGTACTTTTTCAGAGCGCCAAACAGGGCGATCTTGTTGCCGGCCGAAAACGTGCTGGGCATGTCCTGGTTGATCGTGAAGGGGAAGCCGTTGATCGTGTCCGGCGATTTGTTCTGAATGCCTTCCGACACGCCACCGGCGATGAAGAGCGGACGGCCGTTGGAATCGACCAGCAGTTTCAGTGCCTTGAGCACGTTGTCGTGGAACATATAGCCGACGCCCGGCAGTTGGCGGTAACCGGGGTCGATGGAGTGCTCAAGATTGATGAGGTCGCTGTACGCGATGCCGGAGTTCGATGCGGCGGTTTGCCCGAGCGTGGCCGCGTTCAGGATGCCATTGGGCTGAGAAGCGCCGGTGCCAGTGGTGGTTTCCTGATTGACAATGCGACCGATACGCATCCCGAGCATGTCGGCCAGAATCGGTTCGATGTCAATCGCGGAATCCTGCACGAGGGCGATGGGCAAAAGCACGATCTTCGAGGTGTACATGTAGGCGTTGAAATTGACAGCGCCGAAGCCCGGATCAGCGCCCGTGCTGGCCACCTGCTGGTTTTCGCCGATACGTGCTCCAAGATTGGTCGTGTCGTTACTGGTCGGCCACGGGAGCTGCTCACCATTTTCGGTGGGCATCACGGTGCAGCCCTGCAGCATCCCGCCAAACCACTTGATGGCGATTTCGAGAGTATTGATGAAGCCCACGGGCACCGTGTAGGCCGCCGCCGAACCGATGATGGACGAAAGTGCCCGTTGTTCCTTGGTGGTCGTTTGCGCCTTGCGCATGAACTTCTGATCTTCGGGACTGAGGCCGGATGGCCCTTCGCGGAGCCATGTCCGGAAAATTCGAGATTCCTGTTTGGTCCGCTTCTCTTTGACCTCGGGCGTCTCTTCACCTTCATCACCGACATCTTCGCGCCCGGCCGTGCGGGTGTCGTGGCGGGTGGCGTTTAGTTCGCGCTCCGCGTCAATCTGCCGCTCGATGCGCTCGATCTCCACCTTAAGTTCGTCGCCTCGCTTATGGCGTTTGTCGAATTCGGCGTTTTCCTCGGTGGTGAGCCCGCGCTTTTCGGTGGAGGCCTTGGTCAGAATCGCACCAGCGCCATCCAGCGCCTCTTTGCGTTCCTGGCACTTTTCTTTGAGGGTGTTGAGCAGGGACATGGCAATTTCTCCGTAAATCGCCGACGCCCTATAGTGCGAAGCCCCCAAAAAAAGCAGCACGGGCTGTCGGCAAGGTTTTTGACCTTACGAACAGCCCGTGCTTGTCTCTGCAATGCCTCGGGTCTGTGTCTCGCGCTTCCCTGTGTCGTCGTCTCTGCGCCGTTCACCGGGGCGTGGTGGGGATAAGTTTTTCAGCAGCCGAAACTATATCTATGCTGCCGTCTATTTTGCAACAGATAAATTATTGACACAATTTCAGTGACCGATTTCCGCCCGGCGCTGGCGCAATTCCTGTTCGTAGGTTGGCCCGGTGGCGGGCGTCTCCTTGCCGCCCTGCCACATACGCAGCTCGCGGATGGCGGCGGAGGTGTCGGGGTATGCCGGGAAGGTCACCACCGACACGTCCCCCCCATCAAGATCAACCTCGAGCAGGGTGCAGATCGTCTGGCCATTGACGTCATCCCACCGCTGATTGACCACGCTAAAACCGAAGCTCATTTGGTCAACGTCGCCGCGGTCCATGCTGGCCATTAAGTCGGTGGCGTAGCTGGTGTCGGGCGGGTCGATTTCGACGCGCAGGCCGTTGTCGTCCTGGGAGAGGCGCAGGGTGTTGGCTTTCGTCCGCCCCAAAATCTTTCCGCTCTCGTGGTCGATCAGCGCCCGCACGTCCGGGTTTTTGATGAGGGTGTTGGTGAATGCACCGGCGGCCACGCGCTCGATGAATCCGCCGAGGTCGAGGGAGTTGCTGTTGAACACGCTGGCGTATCCCTCGATCACCGGCGGTTTGTCCTTGTCGCGCCTTACCTTCAATTGTTTGATGGCATAGGAGCGGCGTTCTTTCGTAACCGGGGTTTCAATAGGCATGAGCCTCATCCTTTCGTTTTCAGGGCGACAATATCCACGATTCGTTGGGACAACTCTGTGGCGACCGCCGCCGGCCAGACTGTTTCCCGTTGCTGCAGGGTTTCTTTCATCGACCCCGCGCCCACGGCGACGCGCAGGGATTGCCGGGCGTTGGTGATGACACCTTCGACATACAGGGCGACGGCGTTGCGAACGTCCGCGCCAAGGTCGAGGGCGAGGCCGTCGGCGTCGGCGGCCGCCTCGGCTAGTGCCTCCGCCGGCACTGTGAAGGCGCTCCGCATGTGGTCCCGGTGCTCGGCGTAGAACCGCTCGGCCCATTGCTCAAGCGCCGCGGCATCGCGGCCATCGAACCGCTCGGCGGCTTTCACTTCCTTCCGCACCAACCGCTCTGCGGCGTCGGCGAAGAGCCGGGCGTGCGCCTTGGCCATCCTCCTCATGCGCACCGCCTTTGCTTCTCCCCCCCCACCCACCCCACCCCCCGCCTCCGGTGCCTTCTTTTTCTTTTTGGCCGGCGGCGTTGGATCCTCCTCCCCTTCTTTCGTCTTCACATCCTCTCCGTCTCCCGTCTCCAACGCCGGATCATCCTCGGGCTTCTCCTGAGGATCGGCGGCGTCGGCCATGTTTACGGGCGTGAGGTAGATGTCTCCGTTTTGGATGTCGTTCAAGTCCTCCATTTCGCGGATGTCGTTCACGGAGAGATAGCCCCACTGGCGGCCCCCGTTGTAATAGGCCATCCGGGTTTTGATGTCGCCGCGCAAAAGTGATCGCTCGTTAAAGCTGGTGTAATACTGATTGCCCGGCGGAAGCAATTTGGCATCACATTCCTGCTCAAATTTTGCGATGTAGGTGGCGAGCGTGTTGGTGAGGAAGTCCAGCGATTGCTGTTCAATGTTGTTGTTCGTCGAGCGGTCGAGGTCCGCCATCATGTGCGGCGGAATGCGATAGATGCGGGCGATCTCCTGCACCTGGAATTTTCTGGTTTGAAGGAACTGCGCATCTTCGGGGGGAATGCCGATCCGGTTGTAGGTCATGCCCTCTTCGAGGATCGTCATTTTGTTGGCGTTGGCCACGCCTTGGTGGCGCATGTTCCAACTCTCCGTCAATCGCTTATGCGCCTCATTGCTGAGGGTTCCCGGGTGCGTGAGCGTTCCGTTGACGGTGGCACCATTACCGAAGAATGCCGCGCCGAAGATTTCCGCCGCCTTCCCCATCGCCACCGCCTCCCGGCAGTAAGCGATCGGTGACAGCCCCTCCAGCCCATTCAGCGAGAGGCCCGGGACGTACAGAACCTCCTCCATCTGAAAATCATTGTTCCCGTTGGGCGTCTCGACGCGGATGAGCATTTGGCCATTGATGCGGATCGGGCGCATCAGCCGCGACTGAAACGGGATGAGCCGGCAGGGCCGCCCTGCGCCGTCATATTCGATCTTGGCCGCCGCGCGCCCCCACAGCACGAGATTGGCGAAAAACGTCTCCTTGAACGTCGCGGCGGTCATGTATTCATTGGCCTGGGTGCTGAGGAGGCGGTGGGCGGGCATGGCGGTCGCAACTTCCTTGCCCTTGGCGAGTTGCTTGTACACGTTGATTTCCATGCTCCCGAGCGCTTCCGACAGGATCCGGACGGCGGAGAAAACAGCGCTGAACGTGAGGGCAGTCTGTTCGTTGACCTGCACACCCGATTTAGTGGGGCCAAACGATGACAGCAGCGCCAACTGCTCGGCCGTGATCGGTACGTTGGGGTTCTCGATGGATCGGGTGTCCCGCAATAATCCGAGCAATCCCATCACTTCTCCTCTTCGGGTTTGGCGGCGGCTGTGCCGCGTTTCGTCGTGATCACTTCGGCGAGAATCAGCACACCCGCGGCGATGGAACCGGCCGGGAAATAAATTCGCCCCACCCCATAAACGATCAGCCCCGCGCCGAGAATGGCGAGGATGGTGACCGCGTCGACGCTGGGGAGTTTGATTCGGGTAATTTTCATGTGGTCAACATCCCTCTCGTTTCGTAAACGCTCTGTTTGTTGGAATCGCTGAACATTGCCCGCGCCAGCGCTGTCACCGTGGCGGCGATGCCGTCAATTTTCTCGGTGCTTTTGGATTTCGAGGGTTTGATGTTGCCCGCGGCGTCCGTCTCGGCGGCGACGTTGCTGGCCATCCAATCAAAAACCGGGTTGCCGTCGTGGGCAAAGTCCCCGCACACGATCTGCTTTTCCAATTCCTTCGACGGCGAGTTGAGGGTTTTGAATCCCTGCTGAACCTCCACCACCGTCATCCCCTGCGCCTGCAGTTGCAAAACCAACTGCGTGGCGTTGAAAGGGTCGTACCCGATCTCCTCCACCTGCCACACCTTGGCATCCGCCTCGATCTGCGCCCGGATGTAGTCGTAATCGATCACATTGCCGGGGGTGAGGAACAAGTGCCCCTGATCCCCCCACGTCTTGTAGGGCACCTTGGCATCTTCCTCCCGCTGCAGCGCCGTCTCTTCCGGCACCCAGAACCGCCCCTTGTACCTCCAACGCCGATCCGTCTCGATCGGTGGGAAACAGTACACCGCCGCGGTGATGTCCAGTTTGGTGGATAGGTCAACGCCCAGGAAACACCGCCGGCCCGCAAGGTCGGCATCGGCGACGGGGTTGGCGCACTGCCGCCACTTCTCCATGCGGATCCACCGTTTGGCCTGTTCGGTCCAGCGGTTGAGGTGCTTGCGCAGGAATTCGTTCTGGAAACTCGGCATCTGGTCGGCTTTTTTGGCCTTCCGCTCCAAGTCGTCCAGTTTGACCGATATCCCCAGCCCCGGATTCGCTTTCTGCCAGTTTTTCGGATCGCGCCAGTCGTCCTCTTCGTCGATGGCGAAAACCATGCAGAAAAACGCATCATCCTCAATAATCCCCTCTAAAATCTTCTCGCTGTAGGCGTGCTGATCCCAACACACCCCGATGCGCCCCGAGCCGGCGGTGGTGATGATGAGGATCATCGGTTGGCGGCGGGCACCGGTGGCGGAGTCGAGAACGTCCAGCAGTCCCCGGGTTTTATGGGCGTGCAGTTCGTCGACGATCGCGCCATGCGGGTTGAGTCCATCGGTGGTGTCGCTGTCCGCCCCCAGCGGGACGAACTTGGCCGCGGTCTCCTCCAAAAACAGATTGTCCTTGAGGACGCTGATCAGCGTTTTGAGCTCGGGGCTGGCTTTGACCATTCGGACGGCTTCAGAATGGACGATTCGTGCTTGGTCCCGTTTCGTGGCGGCGGTGTAAACTTCGGCACCCGGTTCGCCGTCTCCCGCGAACAGTTCGAGCCCGACGCCGGCGGCAAATGTCGATTTTCCATTTTTCCTTGCAACCTCCACATAAGCCATCCGGAATCGGCGCAGCCCATCGACGATCCGCCGCCATCCGAACAGACACCACAGAATGAATTGCTGCCACGGTGACAGCTCGAACGTCTGGCCCGCCCACTCACCTTTTGAGTGCTTCAAGAACCCAAAGAACCGGATGGCCCGCTCTGCCTTCGCACGATCAAAGCGCAGGCCTCGCTTGTGCCCATTGCGCAGGTCGTTTACATGGCGCTCCACCGCCAACCGCGCCCACTTGCCGGTAGTGATCTTGCCGGACAGCACATCGTGGATGTATTGCTCTGCCGGGTGCATGGTGGAGGCCAATTTTCGTTTCGTCCTGGTCATCCTGCCCCCCCGCCGAGAAACTGCGCCAGCTTGCTCGGCGCTTCGGGATTCTCAATGCGCAGCCCCGTCCGGCTGGATGGCGTCAACCCGAACTCCGCTCCCAGTTTCCGCATTTGCTCCATGGCTTTGTTCACGATCGGCAGATAGGGATTCGGCTGCGGTGATCCGCCGACGTTCACCACCTCCCCGCCCTCCGCGACCTTGGCCTGCGCCCGCACCAGCCGAGAGAACGCGAGGCAGTACATCACCAGCGCATCGCGGTCGGTCTTGGCCAGCACATTCATGGCCTTGAGTTCCGCCACCAGCGAAAACCACCGTTGCTGGGCCAGCGTGTCTTTGATCTCCGTCGGCCACACCGGATCGCCCGCCACCGGGATCGGCTCGGACGTGGTGATCTTGCGCTTGCCGGGATTTCCCTGGGCGAGCTTCAAGGCGGTCGGCTTTGGCTTGGGTCCGCGCTTCATTTCGTGTCCCCCGCCGCCAACACCACGTCCATCCATGCGGTGTGGAATTCGTACAACGCTTGGTCGTTGGTCATGGCAAATTGTTCGATGTTCCGGCAACTGCGCAGGTTGGCGGAGCCTTCAATGGTGATGTGCTGGCCGTCGGTGGTGCGCATCATGATGATCTTGGCGTGATTGCGCATGGCCACGATCTGCTGGCCACGGGATTTCAGCCCCGCCGTCATGTGCTCGAAGATGGTGGCACTGGTGGAGCGGAAGTAGCAACTGCAAACGATTTTGGCGGCGTGGATCTTGCCGGCGTCCATCATCCCGAAAAGATCGTTGGCGTTTTTAACGCTGAACCCGAGCGTGGCAATGCGCAGCTCCGCGATGGTGGCGGGGGCGATGAGGGCGATGGTGGTGGGCACGATGTCGAACATGGAATAGTTGCCGCGGGTGATGCAGTGGAGTGTTTGCCCGACGGCGGGGAGTTGGCGGATATGGTCGGTGGCGTTGGCGACGCGCAGGGAATCGAAAAACTCCCGCTTGCCGGGTGATCGGCGGAAGGCGACATTCTGGATTTGCTCTGGCGTCGGGTCTCCGGCCACGTCTTTGGTCATCGCGGATTCAAAGCCTGGCAACTCGGCCACGCTGGTCATGTCAAAATCTTTCACGGTCATCGGCCAAATCCCCCATCTTCGGTGGCGGTCTTGTGGTTGTGGCACCCCTCACAAAGCGGCTGGTGGTTGGCGGGATCCCAAAAAAGTTGCTCATTGCCGCGGTGCGGCGTGATGTGATCGACCACCGTGGGCGGCGTGGCTTTGCCTTCCGCCTTGCACCGGACGCATATGGCATTCTGCGGCTGGCACAGGAACCACCGCCGATACTTCTGCCACCGCGCCCCGTAGCCACGCTGCGCCGCCGTCCCCCGGCGCTCGTCATGGTGCCGGGGGCGTTCTGCAGGGCGGTGAATGGGGGGGCGGGTGGGCACTCAACTCACCTCCTGGGCGATGGACTGAATTTCCAGCGATCCTTTGGCGAGCGGGGTTTCGTCGGTCACATCCCACAACGAATAGGAGAGTAGGCGGAGCTTCGCAGTGTCCTCTGCCTCGAGGGTAACGGTGACGGTGCTGTTGCCGGTGCCGCTGATGCTGAGGCCGCCGGCGGTGGCGTTGTCCTTCACGATCACCGGATCATTGAGGGCCTGACGAGGCGAGGCGGCGAAACGTACCGTCTTGCCCGCAAGGTTGATCGGCGTGCCGGTCGCATCGGCCACACTGAACGCGAAAACGGCGATGGCATTTTGATAGGCGACGATCGATCCGCCGATCACCTCTCCGGTGGAGACGGTGGCAGATGTGGGGGTGATGGTGATGTTGGCGCTTCCGCTGGGGGCGAGGGCGAGGGAGCCGGCGGTGAACGAGGCGTTGGCGTGTCCGCTGTTCAAGGTCATGTTGTGCAAATCGGATAGCGTTTGACCCTGTGTCCCGCCGAGCGACACATTGCTGATCGAGATATTGCCGACGGCGGCCATGGTTTCGTTGGCCGCGTCGCTGACGTTCTGGCCCGTGGCCAAACCACTGCGCACTGCGGACAGAGAGGCGTTGCTGAGGGCGACGTTGCCGATCGCGGTGAGAATGGCAGTCTCCGCGGTTGTGACGTCGCTGGTGGATGCGGGAACGGCGGGTAGATTGTCCGTCTTGGCTTTGATCGCGGCGAGCGTGGCTGTGGTGTCCACGGCCACTATGGCGCTGGAGAGGATGGCCACGCGGTTCGTGCTGTCGCTGGAGGCGGTGCCGGTGCCGGTGATGCTGATGCCTTCCTGAGCGGCGGCCGAGGCGACGGTGTAGGTGAACGTGTATTGACCAGTGGCGGCGTGGGTGACGGCAGAGAGGTTGCCGCTTCGGCTTGTGCCAGCGGCGTTGGCGGCGGTAATCGTCGGAGAAGCTGACAGGTCCAGAAGATGCCCCTCGGCGTCTTTGACGAGCATGGTGAGCGGATATGCGATCGACCCGCTGGCCGGAACCTCCATTTGCGTCGGGCCGTAGATGACGGCGATGGCGGAGAGGTTGTTGAAGTTGGCGATGGCGGTGGCGACCGCGGAAAGGGATGACGCGTTGGCGAGTGCGGTCAATCCCGCACCGGCAGTGCCGACCGTGGTGGTAAGGTTGGCGAGGTTCGTTGCGTTAGCGAGCGTGGTCAGGCCCGAACCTGTTGCCCCAATTCGCGCAAAGCTGTCCCCTGTCTGGGACACTGACGAAACACCATTGACGCTGAATGCGCCGGTCACGGTGAGGGTGGTGAAAGTAACGCCGGGTTGAGCACTATTGAGGGTGACGTTTCCCGTTACTGTGCGAGTTGCTGCCCCCCACACGGCGCTGGCAATCGCAGACAGCCCGCTCGCATCCGGATCGGCGGCAGATGCCAGCGTCGATTCGTTGTAGTAGTCGGCGTCGAATTGGGTGAGGCCGCGGCCACTCACCCCGCCGGCGAGATTGTTGAAGCCGATTTGCAAGATGTTGACCTGGGGAGTTTGCACGTCCAAGAACGGGGCAATCAGATGTTTGCCGCTCGCATCAGCGATAATGGTGACGCGCCCGGCTGCGCTGATCGCTGCGTTCGGCATGTCGAGGCGGTACCAACCTCCTGATCGTTCTTTGATCCCACCCGACGTGAATGCTGTGGTGATGGCGGAGATATCGCTGAGTGTGACGCTGGTGGCGGCTGCATTAGTTCCCGTCGAGTAACTGACGGACGGAAAAGTTGATGCGACCAAGCCGGTAACGGCAAGGCCGGTGTCATCGACGATTTGCACGTCGATGGAAAGCGCGGTTGTTCCAGGGGCCACAATCATGCCGATGCCGCCTTTCTGCGAAGTCTGAGGAGGTGGGAGAATGCTCCGGTGTAGGCATAGAGAGCGGCGACTTCGGTGGAGGAGAGGGCGCGGCTGTAGACGCGGACTTCATCGAGCGAGCCGGTAAAAAATCTTTGAAACGCGCCGTTAATTGAGGCCGCACCAACGCTGAAAGGAGCCGAGGCGTGTATCGGTCCTTGCGAGTCGGTCACAGATGCGAATGCGGCACCATTGATGTAAATGTTCCACGCCGATCCATCATAAGTGCCACACACATGCGTCCAAGTGTTGACGGAGATGCTGGTACCGTAAGACGTTTTCATCCCATGAATGAGGTTGGTGCTACCGCCATAGGTGTACCAGCCTATGTTTCCCCCCTGTAAGCTCATCGCATATTGTTCGTTCAACCCGTCATATCCTTTTTCGATGATATTGGCGTAATGACTGGGCGTGCCGTCATCACCACCGGTGGGCAGGCTGGTTGGATAAATCCACGCTGACACTGTGATAGCACCGGTGATGTCCAAAGCGGTTGGCGTGCCTGCCGTCACATACTGACTCGACCCATTGAAGGTTAGCGCCTGCTTAATTTTCCCTGTGGCAGATCCCGGAGAGCCAGCGAGCGTGCCGTTGTTGCCGCCGCTGCCGCGATCCGTGATCGTGCTGCCAATGGTGTCTGCGGAGTCGCAGGTGTAGTAGAGGATGGGATCATTGATCGGCATTCAGCGATGCCTCCCACGTCGTAAGCATCGCATCAATCGACGCCGGCACAGTCACGGCATTCCCCGCCAAGAGCGATGCGAGCATGGGGGCGAGCACTTCATTCATCGCGTTTCCAAAAAACTGGGGGAGTTGGGTTTGGAGCGAGACGATCTGCTGATATTGAGCCAACACCGCCCGTGCGGCCGTCACGTCAGCGGTCGCGACGACATAGCCGAGCGGGTACGACACGCTGCACGTCGCTGCGTTCGCTTCGTCCTGGGTGCAAATTCCAGCCGTCACCAGTGCGGCAATTGTCTCTGCTGCGTTGGCGTTCGAGGGGAGAAATCCTTTTCCGCTGAGGATCGTAAGGGCGTATCCCGCCAACGCATTCCCCGCCGCCGATGCCGCCTGCAATGTCTGCTGCACCTGTGCCGCTCGCGTTGCACCCCATGCGGCTCCGAGTTCAGTAAACGTAACGAAGGTGTTCAGGGACGTGTACGTGGGCGCGCTCAGTGCCGTAGCCGCAGCCGTGTCGTCGGCAATAGCAACGATGGTCGGGTTGGCGAGGGCGTTGAGCAGGAAAGGGGAAATGGCCATGGGGAAACTCCGTTACTTTTTTGACTTTGCGGCGAGGCGTTGTCTCGCTGCCTCGATGTCTGCATTGGCCATTTCGTGAACCAGCCTGCGAAAATTGGCGGCCACTTCTGTCTGGCTGATCACCACGCCCCGCGGTGGTGCCGGTGTGTAATCCTTGACCATGCTCTCGGGCCGATCGCGCATCAAGCCGCCTTTGAAATGGAGGCCAGATACGAATTCAGCGCCGCCTGGTTGAATCCTGCCGGGCACACACCCGTCGGCAGCAGCATGTCCGTTGAGACGATGGCGTAGGCCTCATCGCAATATGCCGCGATGAATGCCCACGTCACGCGGATCAACTGCCCCCACGAAATGACGAGCAACCCGTCGAGGTCATACCCCACCACCGTCGTCCGCGTGATCGGGCCATAGGTGGACCCGGCCACACAATGGCCGCCCCACGATCCCGGCTTGCCCTTGCCCTTCAAGCCGCCATTGGGCACGTCCCACACGGTGGCGTTCTCGACGGAGGCAGGAAGCTGAAAGCCGAGCACCAAACCCTCGAAGAGCCACAGTGCGGTTTTCATTTGGAGTTGGTTGGTGGGTTCAACGGCGGCGAAAGCACCGATCTTGTGGCCGGCGATGCCGGAGGTGCGCCAATACTTCATCACGTCCAGCAGAACGCACCCGTTGTCGTTCGCCCCCGTCTTGGGGTTGTATCCGCTGACCGCGCTGTAGGCCTTTACGATCTGCGCATCCGTCGGCACGAATTCGGTGCCGGCGTTCGCTGTCCGCATCATGATGAGGTGGCCGGGCCCGGCAATGGCGCAATCCCCCAGTGTGTCGTTTTTCATCATCCCCCACGAATCCCCGACCTTGGCGCTGTAGTCGCACGTGGGCGGTGCCGCGGGGAGCGTGGCGGCGGTGAGGATGGCGGCGAGCATGAGGGTGCGGGGGTCATGCTTGGCGGCGAGCTTTCCAAGTTTGCGGCTGATCGGGGGCATGGCGGCGGCTCCTGTTTGATTGACGGTGATCGGAAGTTGGTGGCGATTAGGTGGACTGCGGTGCGGCCGACGTTCCCTTCCACCATGCCGTGATCTCTGGCCAGTACCGCCGGACCACGATCACCACGATGAGGGCGGCGACGGAAATGCCAGTCCACAAAATGATTTTTTCTATTGGGTCGAGAAATCTTGCGATCGTCAGCAGCGCCAGCCCCCCGCCTCCGATGATGGCCGCCAGTTCATATGCGAAGTCGCCCAGCTTGCTCACCCACGCGCCCACCACGGGGATTGATTCGGCGAAGAACGCCAGCAGCGCCAGACCGACGGCGGCGACGATGCACGAGACACCAATCACCTCGAGCTCAGTCTTGGCGGGGTTGGCGGCCTTGAGGGTTTTATTTTCCGCCTCAGTTTTTGTGAACTTCTTGGCGTCCTTTGTCGCGGACTTCTGCGCCCCGGTCAGGGCGGTGGTGGCGGCGGCGGTGTGGACGGCGGCGGCGTCGAGGTGAACGCCCAGCGCCGTGCCCGCGGTGGCGAGGCCGGTGCTGGCATCGTCGAGGTTCTTGCTGATCTCGGCTTTCTGGGTGGTGGCGGTAGTCGGCAATGTGGCCAGCGATTCCTTGGCGGCCTGCACTTTCTGCTGTGCCACCGCAACGCCGGCGGCGTCCGATTTCGCCGCGGCAACGTCAGTGGCGATGCTTCCCGCGGCGGCCTGAGCGGTGGCGATCTGCTGGGGCGTAGTCGGGAGAGTGCTCGGATTGTCCGCGTTCTCGGATGCACATCCGCCCAGGGCAAGTAGGATTGCCGAAATGCCGATGAGGGTCAGCACAGCACAAAGACTCCAGAAAATGATCTTCATGGGGAAGCTCCAGTTATTTTTTTTCGCGCAGTGCGCCGATGAGTGACGCTGTCTGCAGTTTGATTTCTTGCTGCACCAGACTGAGTTGGCTCACCAGTTCTCGCCCCGACATGCCGTGCGCCTCTCGCTCTTTCGTGAGCGCTTCAAGGAACTCAATACGCTGGGATTGCAGGGATTCGGTGATGTGGCGGAGCTGCACACCGTGATCGATTTGAATCTGCTGGAGCGCCGTGAAAAAATCTTTTGCCTGCTGCTGATTGAGCCGGTGTGATTCCTCGAGGCATTCCCGAAAATCCTTCTCCCGGTCCGGCAGATATTTCCACAGCACATATGTCAGAATCGCGGAGACGACGCCAAGAGCGCCGAGGTCGAGCATGAGCTTGAGGATCGTTGCGAAATCCAAGGCGGCACTCCCTGAGTTGGTCGATCCCAAAAGAAAAACGCCCGTCCCTGATCGCACTGCATGCAGTCAGGCGGGCGTTTTTCTTCTACCCCCCTGTCGAGACTGGCCAGAATCGATAGGGAGGCGGGCTATTCGTGATGCGTCAGCTAGTTTCGCCGCGGATGAGCTTGAAATGCAACCATAAATTCGTTCCATGTCAATAATTGTTCGGCAGAGCTGCACGCTTTGCGGACGCTGGCCGGGTTAATCGTCCACTTCCGCCGCTGGCCGGCGGGGTTGCCGTCTTCGGCCTCCAGCTCCCCGCATTCGCACCGCCGCCCCACCGTCCGCACCGACACTTTTAAGACTCGCGCGGCCGTCTTGGGATCCCACCATTCGCTCCGATCATCCATGGTTGATCTCTTTTCATCTGCCATCCATGTCAGGTCAATGTGCATCGTTCACCCCCCCCTTGATTTAATTCGCGGAAAAACGTGCGAGGTTGGCATGCGGTCTGGAGCGCGAAGGCCCTGAGGATTTTTACCCCCTATCCCCCCGGCACATACGTCACATTGTCCGCTCCATCCCTACGCACCCGCTGCCGCATCCTGCCCGGTTGCAAGGCATTCATGTACCAGCGCCCCAGCCCGATGGCGTCGGCAACATCTCCGCCTGGGTCGGTGGTCGGCTTGTACTGTCGGAAGGCTGAGGCGATGAGGGTGCTGCGGTCGGCTTTGCTCACCCCCCGCGTCCACACGTTCTCCTCCAGCGTGGTCACGCCCTCCGGCAACAACACCTCGCACGTTCTCCACAGATAACCCACCGCCATTCCATACACGCCAAGCCCGGCACCGTTCATGCCCCGCTGTCGTCCGCGGCGTGCCACCTTGCCGCTCGTGATCTCAATGACGATCTCCGTCGGCTTGGCTTCGGTAATCAGCGCGGCGAGGTCGCGGCCGAAGCTGGCGATGCGGACGATGGCGGCATCACTCGACTTGCCGGGCTTGAGCAAGCCGGCCTCGGCGAGGTGGTTGGCACTGTGCATGAGCGCATAGCCGACGCGCGTGGATGATGGATCAATCGCAAGAATCATTTGTGTTTGTGGGTTCCGATTCGAGTATGAGAGTGTTTCCATCCGTCCCCAACTGCACCAACGCTGCGCGCACCGCTGCGGTGTAACCATCTGCCAACGGTCGATACAAAGCCGCCTGCACCCGCTTCGGCAATCGCTTCCAGCACACGATGCACACCGTCTGCTTGGCGATCTTCCGCCCAGCGCATGCCGGGCATGTGGTGGAGCGCAGAGACACCAGCACGTTTTTGATGGTGAATGCGCTCACGGCTTCACCTCAGGCAACGGCGCGGGCGTGACATATTTGAATTCGATGCGGTTAACAAAACTATCGGGCGTCGCGCCAACATGATGTGCGCAGAACATGAGCAAAAAATCTGCTGGCGTCATGTTCGGAAACCCTTCGGCGATCATTTCTCCCCGTCCATAGCCACCCGCGCCTTCAATAATTCGATGAAGGCGTTCGCGCCTTACCGAGACGATCTCAATCTCTCGAATTTTCTCAATCTTCCCACCCCTGCCGAGTCCTTGGCACTTCACGCACGCCATCACCCGATCACCGGGCTTCAAAAACCACCAGCCATTGCGGCGCGTGACCGTTTTGGTGCCGTCGCGCACTTGCTGGGTTGTGAGCATAAAAGACATATTCCTCATAGCTTCACCCCGCGCGGCATTTCATCCCATGTGCATTCATCGAGAGCCCGACCGGCGGCAATCTTTCCCACGCGCGCCATTTGATGACCTGGTGCATCCATTTGGCAGTAGGGTGTGATCATTTTCCCATCGGGTTTGATGAGGCACACCGGGGTTTTCGGTGGGCCGGCGGGGATGTCGCGGTTATTGGGGAACGGCAACCATTCCCCCCACTGTTTGAAGAAAAACGCAACTCCGGCGGCTTGGCACTGATCGCGCAGGGATCGTGCCCAGTTGGGGTGCATCGGGCGGGCGTCGTGGCCGCTCTCTCCGCCGACGATTACCCAATTAAGGCGCTGTGCAAGCCACGACATCCATCCGTGAGGTGATTGGTGAAAATAAGGGGGCCTTGGCAACAAATTCAAATCCACCGGCCCCAACAACGGCTCACATGAGAGAAAACGCACCGCGGCGGGAATTTTGAGAAGATGCGGAATGCGGTCCTGGGCGGCGGGCTGATTTTCGACGCTTGTGCCGATCCAAACATTTGCAGCCGCATCACCGCCGATCCATGCGTTTAGCCAAAATGAAAGATCGTTTTTCTCAAAATCACC